ACCTATGGTAACGATGATGGTTGGTGAAGAACAAGGATAACAGCTTTGAATTTACAGTCTCTTCCAGAAGATGCCCTGAAAGAGATACTTGCTCTTACTGAGGCTAAAAAACTCTTAGATGTTAGAGATGAGGCGCAAGCAAAGTTTATGCCCTTTGCTCATCATGTGTATGAAAACTTTATTGAGGGCCATCATCACCGTATCATTGCGGAGAAACTAGAGCGTGTTGCGCGGGGCGAGTTAAAACGTCTTATAATTAATATGCCCCCACGTCATTCTAAGTCTGAGTTTGCATCTTTTTTAATGCCTGCTTGGTTCTTGGGCCGCAATCCTAAGTTAAAGATTATTCAGGCAACGCACAATACAGAGCTGGCTGTTCGATTTGGTCGTAAGGTTCGAGATCTTATTGATGATCCACAATATAAAGAGATCTTTCCGAACACAAACTTGAAGGAAGACAACAAGGGCGCGGGTAAATGGCAGACAGACAAGGGTGGTGAGTACTTTGCAGCGGGTGTAGGTGCGGCTGTGACTGGTCGTGGTGCGGATTTATTTGTAATTGATGACCCACATTCGGAGCAAGACGCTTTAAGTGAGACGGCATTTGACAATGCATACGAATGGTACACTTCTGGTCCCCGTCAGAGGCTTCAACCTGGTGGTTCCATCATAATTGTTATGACTCGTTGGGGAAAAAAGGACTTGACAGGAAGATTATTGGCTGCACAGGGCAACGATGTTATGTCCGATCAGTGGGAATTGGTAGAATTTCCTGCAATTATGCCGTCAGATAAACCATTATGGCCTGAGTTCTGGGAAAAAGACGCATTATTGTCTATTAAGGCTTCTTTACCCGTAGGTAAGTGGTCGGCACAGTGGCAGCAACAGCCTACCTCTACAGAAAGTGCAATCATTAAGCGTTCTTGGTGGCAGGATTGGGAAAAAGAAAAGATTCCGCCCGTAAAATACATACTACAGTCCTATGATACCGCGTTTAGTAAGAAAGAAACGGCGGATTACAGTGCAATTACCACATGGGGAATTTTTAATCCAGAAGATGGCGGACCAGACCACATTATTCTGCTAGATGCCCAGCGTGGACGGTGGAATTTCCCTGAATTGAAGGAAGTTGCGTACAGTGAGCACGATTATTGGGAGCCTGACATGGTTTTAGTGGAGGCAAAAGCCACTGGTACACCGTTGATAGATGAGCTACGGTTACGGGGAATACCAGCTTTGGGGTTCTCACCGGGCAAAGGACGTGATAAAGTAACCAGAATGCATATGGTTGCACCTTTGTTTGAAGCAGGGGTTGTTTGGGCGCCAAAGGACAAAAAGTTTGCAGATGAAGTGATAGAAGAGGTTTCTTCGTTTCCTAATGGTGACTATGACGATTTTTGTGATAGTATGACATTAGCACTAATGCGTTTTCGCCAAGGAGGGTTTATATCCCTTGAGGGGGAAGATGTATATGACGATGAATGGAGACCCAAAAAACGGGAGTATTATTAATGGCTTTACCACCACAACCAATGGGATCACTTGTAGATTCTGGATTAGCTCTAGACGATACAGCGGGACTTCCAGACGTAGAAGTTTCTGTAAACGAGCCAATGGGCTTTGAAGACGGCGCCGAAATAACTGAAGACGGTGAGGGCGGAGCAATCATTGAGGCTATTAAGAGCGGGGAAATAGAAATTCCTGCGGAAGCTATACCGTTTGATGCTAATTTAGCCGAGATTTTAAGTGATAGTATACTTGATGAGCTGTCTGCGGAGCTTCGATCATTATACGAAGAAGACCTTGAATCAAGGTCAGAATGGGAAGAAACCTACGTTAATGGGCTAGATTTGCTTGGATTGAAGACAACTGAACGATCTACTCCTTTTGAAGGTGCGTCAGGAATTACACATCCTTTGATTAGTGAGTCCGTTACACAATTCCAATCACAAGCGTACAAGGAGATGTTGCCACCTGGGGGGCCAGTTCGTACTCGTTTGATGGGTATTCAAGACGCTGCACATGAACAACAAGCAAGTCGTGTTAAAGATTTTATGAACTATCAAATCACGGAGATCATGCAAGAGTTTGATCCAGACATGGATCAGATGTTATTCTATTTACCGCTTTCTGGTTCTACTTTTAAGAAAGTATATTTTGATGCAACCAAAGGCCGTGCTGTTTCTAAGTTTGTACCAGCGCAAGATTTAGTTGTACCTTATTCCGCGTCTGATTTAACAACAGCCACTCGTGTTACTCATGTTTTACGTATGGACATAAACGAAGTTCGTAAGATGCAAGTAGCCCAGATGTATAGGGACATAGACTTAAAGGGCGGCGGTGATGAGGAAGCAGATTCTGTTCGTCAAAAAGTTAACGAGTTAGAAGGTATTTCAAAGAACTATTCTGACGATGTTCTTAATATATTAGAGGTTCATGTTGAGTTAGACCTAGAAGGATTTGAAGACGAGAACCCTAATACCGGAGAGCCTACTGGAATTAAACTTCCTTACATCGTAACGCTAGACGATAATTCTGCTAAAGTCTTAGCGATACGCAGAAACTACGATCAACAAGATCCAAACAAAAGTAAGCGACAATACTTTGTACACTACAAGTTTATGCCTGGCCTTGGGTTTTATGGCTTTGGATTAATCCATATGATTGGTGGACTGGGTAGAGCAGCAACAAGTTTGCTACGTCAGCTAATAGACGCTGGTACTTTATCAAACCTTCCTGCTGGATTTAAAGCAAGAGGTGTTCGAGTTCGGAATGACGATGAACCATTGCAACCAGGTGAGTGGAGAGACATTGATGCACCGGGTGGAAGTATTAGAGATTCTATTATTCCACTTCCTTATAAGGAACCATCCGCTACGTTAAACCAACTTCTTGGTGGAATAGTTAACGACGGTAGAAGATTTATTGCGTTAGCTGATCAAACGCTTGGTGATATGAGTCAAGAGTCTCCTGTAGGCACAACAGTTGCTATGATTGAGCGTGGCACAAAGGTAATGTCTGCGATACACAAACGTTTACATTATGCACAACGTAATGAGTTTAGATTACTTGCACGTATATTTGGAGAGAATTTACCCCCTGTATACCCTTATCAAGTAGCTGGTGCGCCTCAACAGATCAAAGCACAGGATTTTGATGGTAGGGTAGATGTTATTCCAGTTAGTGATCCAAACATATTTTCAATGGCTCAAAGAGTAACTTTAGCTCAAACACAGCTACAATTAGCTCAATCTAATCCACAAATACATAATTTACACGCAGCTTATCGCCGTATGTATCAAGCTCTTGAGGTGCAAAATATTGATGAGGTGTTACCTCCTCCCCCTCCACCTCCTCAACCGCAGCCAACAGATCCGGCTGTAGAGAACGGTGCACTAATTAATGGGCAACCAGCACAGGCGTTCCCACCTCAAGACCATGATGCTCACATTCAAGCGCACTTATCTTTGTTGGAACTTTCTGTTTTACAGAACTCCCCTCCAGTGCTTGCTGCTTTGTTTAGTCATGTTTTTCAACATGTGTCTTTTAAAGCTAGAGAGATGGTCGATGAAGAATTACAAACAATAAACTCAAAACCACAACAAGAGTTAGAGCAAATGCAACAGCTCGTTCAAGCGGGACAGATTGATCCTATGATTGCACAACAAAGAGTAGCCGAGCTTCAACAACAAGGCCCAGAACAATTCAACCCAGAACAGGTTGAATCTAGAGTAGCACAGGTTGAGGCAGAACTTCTTAAAGAGTTGGCGCCGTTGTTAGCGTTTAAAGGAAGTGACGAAAGCTCCGAAGATCCGTTAGTGCAGATCCGTATGCAGGAACTATCCATTAAGGAAATGGAAGCCAACAATAAGATCGCTCTTGAACAAGCTAAATTAGAACTTGAAGGAATGAAAGTTGAGCAACGTGCAGTAACTGATTCCGCTAGATTAGAACTGCAAGAAGGAATTGCCGAGGAAAGAACTGAGGTAAACCGGGAGCGTATTGATGTTCAACGAGAGGCTATGTTAAGGAGAGGTTAATGCCTTTAGAAAAAGGAAGATCTAAAAAAGTTATTAGCAACAACATCTCTAAGTTGATTGACGAAGGTAAGCCTAAAGACCAGGCTATAGCTATTGCGTTAAATAGTAAGAAGGACGGAGGGATAATAAAAGCCTTTAGTCCTATAGCTAGACCTCAAGTTTTTAGAGGAGTCTTTTGAAAAAAGTTCTTGTTATATGTCTTTTACTTTCTGGGTGCTCTAATGGAATATCGCTTGAGTGTCCTTTAAAACTTGGAGAACCTCTCTGTACTTGGAGTAAGAAATGAAAAACAAATGGATCTGGATAGGGTTGGCATTGGTAATATTTATTGCTGTGATTTTCTACGGTGTAGATAAGGCGATGTGTACTCCTCCCTGCCTTTAAATGAGCAAGCAACTTACAGCTCAACAGAAGTCCACCATGACCTGGCGTTGGACTGCACTTATATTTTACCTCTTAATCTGCTTCTATGATTTCCTGTTCTGCCCCGTTTGGTGGGGTTTAAACAGGCCAGACATTTCCCAATTCATGGATATTATTAACGCTACGTCAGAACCTATGGTTCAAATGGAGCTGATGAAAAAGTTAACTGGGCAACACGAGCCATTCACGTTATTGGGGGGTGGATTGTTTCATCTGGCATTTGGTGCTATCCTGACAGGGTCAGCGTTTGCCAGTAAGGAATAACATGAAAAAAGTTTTATTATTTTTAATTTTATTTGCGCCATTAATAGCTAATGCAGAAACAATAGTTACCGACAGCACAAGCGACTCAACTATAACTTCAACAATTGACTCCTCGACTAAATTAACCTCACCGCCACCCAGTGCAATCAGCCCACAAATTAATGTTTCAAATAGCGATTTATGTACAGTCGGTGTGGCTGGAGCTGTACAAACTCAGATACTTGGGATTAGTATGGGAACGGTCTACACAGAGCCTAACTGCTTGTTATTAAAGCAAAGTAAGCAACTTTATAATCTAGGTATGCGCGTCGCTGCCGTTGCAATTTTATGTGAGGGTGACCGAAAAATTTTCAATGCGATGGCAAATTCTGCAACCCCCTGTCCCATTGATGGTCTTACGGGGCAAGCCGCGGCTGATAGGTGGGCAGAAGTACCAGAAAGATGGCCTGACGCAGAACTAAATGATAAAGGAGAATGGAATGAAGGTAAGAAATCTCAGGCTCGCGGCATCGGTGCTGTTGGTGGCTTGTTTGCACTCCTCCTACTGCTTCTCTGAAAACACTTACAGCAATACTTCTAATGCCGCATCAGCAGGATATAAATGGGTTATGGCTAATATTTTGCCCAACCAAACAGGGTTGACCATCGAGGCTATTTATCACGAATACAAAATAACAAAACCAGAAGATGCAAATGCAACGGTAAATATTAAAAATAAATACGCCAATGGTACAGGATATATTTACACCCATTCAGATAATTGGGATGGGATAGCAGGGAATACGAAAAAGAGATATGACCCGATTGCATCAAGTCTTGGAATGCTTTGGGGAGATGGCTCAATATCTGTAGACGGAACTGGCACTCTTTCAGATGTAAATGTTTTATATCATTATAAATTTGATCCCTGTGCCATCGCACTTTCAAACCCTAGTTGTGAGGGATACGAAGACGCGCTTTTAAAATATCTGATGGACAACAATCTTATTAATAACAATCCATCTGTTGATGACCCTTATTATTCTGACATTATTCAATTCCAATTAGAGCAAAAAATAGAACAAGAAGAATTTGAATTAGCAGAGGCTAAGTTAGAAGAAGAAGCCGAAGAGGAAAAATCGCTTGAAGATACTTTATCTGTAACGGATGGCGCGGTCTCAATTATTGATGACCCAGCAAAACAATTAAAAATGCTTCAAGAGATGTCAGGCGTTGCTAAAATTGAAATGTACTATCAAGTTTCTATCGATGGTGGTATATACGAAGATACAATAGTCTTAAAAGATGGGGATCTAAAAGATAATTGGAAAGCGTTAAAACATTTGAACCAAAACTCTGCTCACAAGAAAATGGTTCGAGACCAATATAATTAGGAGATAAACATGATTAAAAGATTTATAACTTTAGGATTTTTATTATCCATTTGCGGTGGGGCGTGGGCTACCTCTACGCCTATCACAGGAAGCGTTGAAGCTAAGTGTGCAATATTCACAACAGTCAATCCAAAATACGGCAACCCTAATCCATAT